GTTTGCCGCGTCAATTGGTATTCCGCTCAAGATTCTGGTCGGGTCACAGTCGGGTGAGCGTGCCAGCACTGAGGACGCCGACGAGTGGTCCCGGACCAACATGGCACGGCGGACCAATACTGTACGCCCCACAATCATGGCGTTGGTCAAAAAACTTGAGACCGTTCGTGTCTTGCCTGAACAGGATTGGCACATTTATTGGTCGGACCTGACCGAGGCCAGCATGGGCTTGAAAATAGAACGTGCCGACAAAATGGCAGGCATTAACCAAAAGTCTATGGAAGAAGTATATACAGTTGATGAAATTCGTGAAACAACGGGTCATGGTCCGTTTGACGAGATAGGAGACTATTAATGGGCAAGCATGTTCGCGTCAACATTCGCACAATCGCCAACATGGCCAGTATCCGCAAAGAGCGGCGCAACGGACGTGACAAAATCGTCGTGCCGTCTGCAACACTGCCTGACGGCATTGTGATGAACGGTATCATCTACCCCGCTGAGGAAATCGAAAAAGGGTTTATGTCGCTGAACAACACTTACGCGCCGTTAGGGCATCCGACAGTCAATGGCATGTTTGTGAGCGCATCGGACCCCGAGGGCATCAATATCGGCTGGATTGGCGCGCATAACGAAAACGTGCGACGTGAGAACGGCCGCGTGCTGCTTGATAAAGTGATTGATGTGGCCCGAGCGAACGAAAGCGTTGGGGGTCGGTCGGTTTTGGAAGCTATTGAAAAAGGCACGCCAATTCATACCAGCACAGGGTTGTTTTGCGATCTTGAGGCGTCAACAGACGACGCATATGAATTTATTGCTCGTAACATGGCTTTTGACCATGACGCAATCTTGCTGGGCGAGGATGGTGCAGCAACACCCGAACAGGGCGTCGGCATGATGGTCAACGCCAAGGGCGAAGAGTCCCAGATTGATGTTATCAATTCCGTGTTTGAAGATTTTGAACGCGAAATGGACTGGGCAGCCGACATGGCGCTCAGGGCAGCCGAAAGGCTCGAACGCGTGCCAGTAATGGATCGCATTAAGTCCGCAATACTGGACGCCGTTCGCGGCGCCGGGCGGGAACCCTCTGCAAACACAGGAGAAGCAGATATGACTGATAAAGCTCAGTTCGACGCGCTTTCCGCGAAGGTTGATGCCCTCACGGAATCGCAGAATGGCATCGGCGAAACAATTGCCAATGCCGTCACAGCCGCAATGAAGCCGCTGACCGACAATCTGGCAGAAATGCAGGCCAACCAGACGGCAAAAGACAAGGCCGAGTTGGATGGTTATGTGGCGAAAATCGTCAAAGCAAACATTCTTGACGCCGACGAGGCTGCGGAATTGACGCTCAATGCCGCCCGTAAGCTGGCGGCCAACGCCAAGCCAGGAACGGCTGCTGCCCTTAATGGGGCATTTGGCGGCACTGGTCCTGCCGACGACTTCGCAGGTTATGACCTCAACGCCGTCATGGATGGCACAGACAAAAAGGCGGTGAACTAAGATGGCCGGTAACACCATTTTCCGAGGGCCGATCACGCATCAGCCCATTTCGGTCAGCAAGCCCGTCGCAGGTGCTTACATGCCCGGCACGTTTGTCGAAGAAACCGCAACAGAGCTTGTCCAGATCACCACGTCCTTGGCCAAGTTGCCGTTGATCCTGTCCACTTTGGACTTCAAGGACCAGGCGGTCACGACAGCATATGCCGACGAGGATACGGGCATTGCCTTTGCCCTTGTCCCTGGCCTGGTGGTACAGGCGAGCCTTGCCGCCGCGACCTACGCTTTGAATGCACCGCTGAAGATTGCTGCGTCCGGTCGATTGGCCGCTGCAACAACCGCCGGTGATATCGTCATCGCGTTCTTTAGTGATACGCCTGGTGCATATAGCGCAGGTGCCTTGGCCGATGTGACAATCGCCAATTCCTACAACGTCCCAGCGGCATAAGGAGGACAACATACATGCTTCGTTTTACAGATGAACAGCAAGCGTTTGTTCTGGCGAATCGTCGCCAGTTTAACGCTTCGCAAATTGCCATGGCAGAAAACCATGGTCAAACGCTTGTCGGCAATGCACTACCACTTCCCAAAGATGTTTGGGGCTTGTGGGACCGTGAGGCCGTAGAGGTCCAGCGCACGACACTTCGTGTGTTCAATGACCTTTCGTCGTCGGTATCCAGGCCCATGCCGATTGGTAAGTTGGTCCACCACTTCCAGACTGTGTCCGACAGCGGGTCGGTAAACGTCTCGCTGGATGGCCGTTCAAAGGGCCGCACTGACCAGCCTGTGTTTGCCTACCATGGCACGCCACTGCCGATCATCGACAGCCCGTTCTCTTACGGATGGCGTCAGGTAGCGGCCGCATCGACAGAAGGGTTTCAGCTTGACGCTGCGGGCCGGATGAACTCGATGCGCAAGATTGCGGAAAAAGCCGAGAGCCTGATGCTCAACGGCGACACTGACATCGTCGTCGGTGCTGATCCGCTTTACGGGCTGCGCACTCACCCGCGCCGCAACACCCGGACCACAGCTCAGGCGCTGAACGGGGCAACAGGTGCACAGTGGTTGGCGACAATCACTGCAACCTTGAAAATGCTTCACGGTGATAACTTCAAATCGCCAGCCACGATCTACCTGAACTTTGACGATTGGTTCTATGCCACGTCGACCGAGTTTACGGCGGGTTATCCCAAAACCATTGCGCAGCGCGTGCTGGAATTGGGCGGCTTGCGCGAGGTTATCGACGCGGACAGCATCAACCCAGGCGAAGTCATTGCGATTGTCAAAGATCGCCGTGTCTTGCAGGTTTTGAACGGGATGCCCATGACGACACGGGCTCAATTCCGTGCGAATCCTGAGGACGACTACAACTTTGTGACCATGGCGGCCGTCGCCTTGGAAATCAGATTTGATGCGAACCAAAACTGTGGCGTTGCGGTTTCGTCCCTCGCGTAACATGATGGGCCGGCTTAATTGGTCGGCCCATTTTAACCCATGGAGACAGACATGAAAATTCAAATCACAATGAAGGGCGCAAGTGGCCACAATGTTGGCGATGTTGTCGAGATTGATGGAAACGCAATTCCATCATGGGCGATTAACAAATGTCGCGTGGTCGGCAATGCCAAGACCGCAGTGACCAACCCCGCCAAGGGTGCGATGCCCAACGCCCCAACACCAAAGGGCTAAACAATGACCGCGACCGTCACAGGCTGGATCACATACGCAAGTGCGCGCGGCGATACCGTGGCGGACAATGCAGCCAGTGCTGCTGCACTCGTCCGCGCAACGGATCACATCGCGTATCGGTATCTGAACCGCCTCTTGCCGGGGGTGGACGCAACGACACTGGCGGTGGTCGATCCGGCGACGTATGAGGCTGCAAAGCTGGAACTGGCAACGCCCGGATTTTTTTCAACAACCTACAGCCCCGACCAACAGAAAACACTGACCGGTGTGGGTGACATTAAGTGGACGCCTGTCGCGGGGGGCAAAGGGGGCTTTGAATCTGCTACGCCCGTCAGCACAATCATTGCCGCGATGTTTGACCCTTACGTCACAGATCGTGACGGGCCTTATTTTGAATTTACCACACTCGGCAGGACGGTAGCGCGATGAGCGGCGCGGATATCACGGCAGACGTTCAGGCAGCCTATGTCGAAGTGGGCATTGCGGCGGGCAACGGCACGGGCGCGCCGATTGTTACGATCAGCCGACCAGGCACGCCGTCAGGGCCGGAATGGAACCCGACGCCAGGCGCGCCCGTTGTCCACACGTTCACCGCCAAGCCGTCAAGTAAGGCCTACACGCAGCTCACGGGGCTTGCCCTCGGGGCGAAAGAGCAGGTCTATTCGCTGGTGAACCATGGCGTGACGATCACCCCTAGCACATCGGATGTGCTGACGATTGACGGCATAAATTGGCCCGTGCAGGAAGTCATCCCTATGGACTCTGCGGGCTTTGTAATATCGTGGCTTGTGAGGATGAGCAAATGACAATACCAACAATCACTGTCACGGGCAACGCCCGCCCGCCTGACAATATACCTGTTGGTGGCAGGATCACTGCTTCGCTTTCTGCACCTGATTTTGACAGCGTGTCGAATGTTGTTGTGGA